ATTATTAATTAAATATGTTTCTGTTGAAGAAGACATATTATTAATTACATTTGTATATTTATATTTTACTATTTCTGGACTATTATGTAAAAATTGTTCGAACCTATAACTATTATCACACAAAAATATATCTAATACTATTACTTTACATGCAAATTTAGAATTAAGTGCTTTCATTCGCGATTCAATATCACTAGTATCCCCAATTTTTATTATGGTGTTTCCATTATCTAATTGTTGAATTTTACAAACATAAACCAAATTTTTATTTTTTGACATTTCAATTAACACTTCACTCCGTTTCATTGATGTTTCTATTTGTGATTGTTTTAGATTGGTTTGAAGTTCTATTGTTTTCATTTGAAATTTTTCTAATTGATTTTCAGTATATTGATGCATAATGTTTTCCATTTTTATATAATAATCGCATATTTCACCTGCTCTAATTGTGGATGATTTTAAACAAAATTTCTTAAATGTATTTACTGTTAATAATATTTTTTCTTTATTTTGTCCGCCATGTTGGTTTTCACTTGATAATGTCGCTTTTGCAACCGCAAAAGTGAGTTTAAAGTCTCTATTTTCAATAAAATATTTTTTTAATAATGTTTTGGCATTTCCAACAGTTGCAAATCCCGCCCATTTCCAAACCATATCAAAATCAACAACAAATGCGGTATTATCCTTTCCATGTTGTAAATATAAATAATAACTTGTCATAAACAATTCTTCATCTGTTTCAGTCATTTGAGATTTGATTAAAGTAAAGAGTTCGTTGTTTTTATGATTCAATACGCTTGTGATAACTTCCATTATACTATATTATATGATGATTCTTTAAGTCATAATAAATTTAATTTCAATTGTCCTTTGCTTAAATATTACAAAATGACATTAATAAAATAATAAAATATCAAAATATTTAGGAATTGTCTTATCCGATTTAATCCGGATGAATATGTTAAATGTTTCAGGTGCAATAATAAAGTCTTGTTGGAAGATAAATAAATTGAGAGTATTGAATATTGTAAAATCAAAAGAAAAAGAATAGGAACACCGCTTTGCAGTGTTAAAAGACCAAATCAATTATTGGATTGGATACATAATGTTAGAGAAAACAATAGAAACTGTAGAATTATTTAATTTAATTAAATCAAAAATATAATTTTTTTTTCTTTAGTAATAATATAAATCGGTATGGCTGGCGGTTTGATTAAACTTTAAATGGGCAACTGTTAAAAAGGTCAACAACAGGGGGCTTGAAAAAAGTGCAACCCTCTAGTGTATAATTTGTAAAAATTATACGCGACACCATAAATTGCGGGAACCTCCTAAAGCTTTAACTACCACTTTTATTTTGAAAAATATAAAAGGAACTCGGGTAATGACCGAACCCAATGGTAAAAACGTTAAAGATAGTATAATGGAAAATCCGCAGACAAGTTCCTAATTGCGTTATAGTAAGCATATGGAAAAATTTCAACGACTACAATCGGTGGATGTCAAATGATGGTCTAACTAGCCTGATGATGTTTAATGTATAGTCTGGTCCTGTCGCGAAAGGTCAGGTGATTGTGTATTAATAAGCATATACAATCTGTAAAACATAAACGGCAATTAGTAGCTTATGGTGCACAAGATGTTTACCTTACGGGAAATCCTCAAATTACTTTCTGGAAGGTGACTTATCGCAGGTACACAAACTTTTCAATTGAATCTATTGAACAGACTTTTAATGGACAGGCTGACTTTGGTCGTCGTGTTCAGTGTGTAATTAGCCGAAACGGCGATTTGGCTTATCGCACCTATCTTCAGGTGACTCTTCCTGAGATCAATCAACAAATGGGTAATGGATCATCATACACTACAAACGTCAACAGTGCTGGTGTGTATGCTCGTTGGTTGGATTATCCTGGAGAACAGCTTATTGCTCAGGTTGAAGTTGAAATCGGAGGTCAACGAATTGATCGTCAATATGGTGATTCCATGCACATTTGGAATCAGCTCACTATGACGGCTGAACAGCAACGCGGATATTTTAAGATGATTGGTAACACGACACAGCTTACATTTATTACTGACCCATCTTTCTCTGATGTTGATGGTCCTTGCGACTCTCAAGCTCCTCGTCAGGTCTGTGCTCCTCGTAATGCTCTTCCTGAAACCACTCTTTACATTCCTCTTCAGTTTTGGTTCAACACCAATCCTGGTTTGAGTTTGCCTCTTATTGCCTTGAATACTGTAGGGCAGAAAAGTATCCATCCTAAAGAATCTGAGCTCTTCTTTAGGGAAAATATGTTAGGGTCTCAGAATTATTCCCAGATGCTAGTTGCTTGTTGTTAATTCAACTTGCAGCGACAAGACCAAATTGTTCGGGAAACTCTTAAAGCTGTAAAAATAAAATTGATTTGTATTATAGTAAAATGAAAACATTAATTAAACAATCACACAAAAACACTGTTGTAAGTGTAAAGTATTATTAGAATTAAGCAACTTTGGTAAATTAACAAATGCTCCTGATGGTTATAGATATGATTGTAAAGATTGTAGAAAACAATATAGATTAAATAATGCTGAACAAATTTACAACCGCTTAGTTGCTTTGAAAATAGAAGTAAATCTGATAAATTAGAATTACACTATTACTTTAATAATATTGTTAATGTTTTTCGTTTTAATAATAAATACAATCAATTTAATGGGTACCAATTTTTAAGCGAAAGTTTAAAATGGCTGAGAAATAATGAACTCAGGTATGGTAAAAATCCCACAGATGAAGGCAAATAAGCCTGAAATAGACAATCCGCAGCCAAGCCTCTAAGTCCGTTATGATAAGGATATGAGGAAGGTTCAACGCACTTACGGTTTTGGACTTGAAGTGTCTAATCAACACTAATGATGGTTTAAGATAAGTACTACTCCCTCTGTTACATGAAATACACCGAAAGGTGGGGTATAACGTGATGTACAGTATCACGAAGTTAAAATCAATCTCGATATTCGCCCAATTGACCAGTGTTTGTGGGCAGTTACAACTCTCGCATGTCCTAACTCTGCTAATAACTCCTCTTCTGGCAACCCTGTTGCTGCCACTATTGCCTACAATCAGTCACTCGTAGCTGCTTCTCTTTATGTTGATTACGTATTTCTGGATACGGATGAACGTAGACGTATGGCACAGAATCCTCACGAATATCTTATCACCCAATTACAATTCACCGGCGACGAGTCGGTCGGGTCATCTAGTAACAAGATTAAGCTTAACTTCAACCACCCTGTGAAAGAATTGATATGGGTTGTGCAGCCTGATCAGAATGTCGATTATTGCTCATCTCTCAGCTGCGATGCCACTCTTTTCAAGGTTCTTGGTGCACAGCCATTCAACTACACGGATGCGATCGATGCCCTTCCAAACGCAATCCATGCTTTTGGTGGACCTCAATCTGTTGCTGCGGACAGCCGTGCCTTTATTGATGCGAATGGACTTTTCACGGATGCTGGAGCATTTGACGTGGCGGAACCATCAAATCTATCCGGTTATTGGCATGGAACCGACAGCAACCTTTACACTCAACCCAACTTGGCTGTTGTTGGAGGACCTGAATCTTCCGTCTCTGATGCTGGAACTTTTGTTCTTGCTGAAACCTCCCTTGACATGCATTGTTGGGGACAGAATCCCGTTGTCACAGCTAAATTGCAGCTCAACGGCCAGGACCGCTTCTCTGAACGTGAAGGCTCTTATTTCTCGTGGGTCCAGCCTTACCAATCTCACACTCGATGCCCAGATGAAGGTATCAATGTCTATTCATTTGCCTTGAGACCGGAAGAGCATCAACCGAGCGGGACGTGTAACTTCTCCAGAATTGACAATGCGACACTTCAACTTGTGCTGTCAAATGCTACGGTTCAGGGAACCAACACCGCCAAGGTCCGAGTGTATGCCTACAACTACAACGTGCTACGAATTATGTCGGGCATGGGAGGTCTTAACCTAACACATTTTTTGTTGTTAATCAGGACCCAACAGTTGGCTGCCATATTAGATATTTGCTTCCTAATATGGATAAACAGTGTAAAGCAGATATGCGAAAATGTCGCATTATATAACCAGCTAGTCTCTTCTTTCTGACTATTTTATGAGTCAAGATTTAAAGAGGCAACATTTCTAACATGCAGGAACATCCTTACAGCCTTTTCTACTACTTTTTTGCGTGAAAATACAAAAAATACTCGGGGTAATGACCTAGAGCATAGTGACAACGAAAAGGATTGGACGATCTGCAGCCAAGCTTCTAAGTGCGATAAAGCAAGCATACGAAGAAGGTTCAGAGACTATAATGGAATGGGTTTGAGAGAACTAGCAATTCTCTGGGATAACTTAAAGAATAGTCCGCATTGTATAGAAATATACAATAAACCGCGTGCTTACTCCAATTAAGCGTGTGGGTTACAAATATATTATTTTATGTTATTTAATAACTAAATATCGTTTTTTAGTTATTAAAGCAAAATGCTGATAACAAATTTATTGCTTTACCATATAAAAAAGTGAAAATGTCCACATTTAATTATGTTATTTTAAAAATTGATTATAAATTTAATATTATAATCAATTCAAACAATGTCAAAAGAATACAAAATTCAGTTTGCAAGAAAAGTTCAAGAAATGTATAATTGCAAAATAATAATTAATGAAGAAGAACCATATTGTTTATTTTGTGTTTCAGATATAGGAAATATATTAGAAATAAAAAACATAAGAACAACAGTTTTAAATTATGAAAAAATTGTGATAAAAATTAACAGTAAAGGAGGAAAACAAAACACAACATTTATTACATATGATGATTTAATAAAATTATTAGTTAAGAGTAGAAAACCAAATGTCGTTGATTTCTGTAATAAATTAAATTTAGATATTACTTCAAAAATTTATACTTGTATTGAAGCAGATACATTAAAATGTATAATAGACGTATTTCAAGGAGAAGAAATGTTAACTCAATATAAAATTAATTCTTATTTAGTTGATTTATATTTTCCAAAATATAAATTAATAATTGAATGTGATGAATGTCAACATAAATTAATTTCTAATATTGAAAAAGATTTATTGAGAGAAACTCAAATTAAAGAAGTAATAAATGATTGTGTTTTTATTAGATATGACCCAACAGCGCGTGAATTTAATATTTTCAAAGTTATAAATAAAATATATCAAATATTAAAATAACTTAAAAAATAATGTGGATGTGTTTACACCTTTTCACATTTCAAATGCCGATTTGTTTCCCACTAAAATAAATAGTGATATCTTGTGAAGTATCTAAGTTTCCGTGACATCCTCTTGAACAAATTTGTTTAATAGAACCATAACCACTTGAATTACAATTCCAACAAACAATTCTTAAATTATTATTTGAATGTATTTTTGTATTATCTATTCTATCAAATGAAAATTGATATACGCAACATGGTGTATAATTACAAAATAACATTTTACATTTACAACCATAACATAAATCAGTATCTAATTCATCAACTAATTTAATAGCATCCTTTAATTTTATGGTTTCTAACCCTTCGTTTTCTAATGGGAACCTTTCTTTTTTACATTTATCAACTCTTCTATAATCTCGTAATTTATTATAAAACTTTTTTGAAAAATCATTTTTATCTTTAATAATTACCATTTTATTAAATAATATTAATTTGTTTTTAATGTTATTTAAATCGGCGTTTGAAATGTAAAAAGGTGTAATAAAGTTTAATAACTTATTTATTGCTTATCGTTTTTTTAACCAAAAAACAATATAGAGACTATACCATTATTAGTGTATATGATGAGCGTTGATATAGTCAATCTTATTGAAACAAATCCCATTACCAAGTTAAACGGAAATTATCAATCAAAATTGATTGAAAAAGTTAAAACCCATTTTACTGATTATGAACAGCAGATGTTTGTAGCCAGTTTTTACTGCTATTTGAATTATAATAAAAGTGAGTTTGTTATTGATTTAGATAATATATGGGGATGGGTTGGGTTTGGACAAAAAGTAAATGCCAAAAGATTATTAGAAAAACATTTTATTATTAACAAAGATTATAAATTATCGCTCTGCCAACCGGCAGGGCAATCAACTCACATTAAAGGAGGTCATAATAAAGAAACATTTATGTTAACTATTGAAACCTTCAAAAAATATTGCATGAAAGCGGGAACAACAAAAGCAGATGAAATTCACGATTATTTTATTAAATTAGAAGAAATATTACAAGAAATTATGAAGGAAGAAAGTGATGAATTAAAATTACAATTAGAAGAAAAAAATGTAGAAATAGAATCAAAAGACAAAGAAATGGAAATGAAATTAAAACAACAACAATGTTTGGAAAGAGAAAAGGCATTATTGAATCAATATGCAACATTCGGTTCTATTATTTATATTATCAAAGTAAAAACATTCAAGACTGGAGAATATATTATTAAAATCGGTCAAAGTCGCAAAGGAATAATGAACCGATACAATGAGCATAAACACAAATATGATGAATGTTTATTGTTGGATTGTTTCTCGGTAAACAGAAGTCATGATTTTGAGATTTTTTTACACAATCACGAAGACATTAGAGGAAATCGAGTAAACAATTTATTAAATCACGAAACAGAACTTGAATTATTTTTGATTGGGAAAAATCTTTCTTATAAAACCCTCTTGAAAATAATCAATAACAATCTTACATATTTTGACAGCAATGACATACGAAAATTAGAAAAAGAAAACGAACAATTGAAAATGATGATGCAAATGAAAAACGATGGTAATGATAGTCCATTGATACACGAATTATTAAATATGATGAAATCAATGTCATCTAAAATAGATAATCTTGAAAAATTACTACAAGAAAAAATGACAAAGGAAGAACCCAAAATCACAACAGGGTTTAGCCAACCATTGGCAACAATCGGACCAAGACTTCAACAAATACATCCAGAAACATTACAACTTGTAAAAGTTCATGAAACCGTGTCTGAATGTATGAAAGAAGACCCAAAAATGAAACGCCCTAGTTTGACCAAAGCAGTAATGGAAAATTTAGTATATAATGGGTTTCGATGGTTGTTTGTGGACCGTGAATTAGACCCAAGTATCATTCATTCAATTCAACCTACAAAACAAACCAAGATACAAAATTTAGGATATATCGCACAAATAAACAAAGAACAAACTGAAATTGTGAATGTTTTCATTGACCGGAAAACGGCGGCACATATGAACGGATACGAATCAACTGCAGCATTAGACAATCCCGTAAAAAATTTCAGTTTAACAAAAGATACATACTATAAATTATATGATGATTGCGATGCTGAATTAAAAACCGCATTTAAAGAACAATGTGGCGAACCTTTTTTGTATAAAAATGGTGCAGGACAATTTGACGCAGAAAATAAATTAACCAAGGAATTTGCGAGTAAATACGATTGTATAAAACAACTGAAAATGAGTGACAAAACATTAACAAAATGTTACAACAAAGATATACAATACAACGGATATTATTACAAGGAAATTGGAAGCAAATTATCAATGAAATAATATTAAAGTGAATGTATACAATCAATCATGGACCAATCCACCCAATCCACCCAATCCAACCAATCGCAATATCTTCAACATAAAAAAGAGCGAAGAGAGAATAAGAAGATGGCGAAAAGGGATGTTTCAGGAGAAGACATTATTTTTATTTTTGAAAAAGTCTTGGAAGGTTGGTCTACAATTCGCATTTACAATACAATCATTCAATCAAATCCTACTTCAGGAATTACAAAAGAAAAGACGGAAAAATACGCAACAGGAAATTGTAAAATATACGAAAAAGAAGTTACAAGCAAACAACAATTTCAATATTACACCGAATTAAGAGAGAAGGTTTATCAATTTCATAAATTAGTCAAATAATATTAATTCAGTTCTTCACCGGTTTTAAAATACTTATTCTCTCTTTATATTATGGCAAAAAGATCATTAAAAGGTGGGAAATGGTCGTTAAATACAAACGCAGTATTGATTGTAAACATCCAAAAGGGTTTTCACAAAATCAGCATTGTAAATATGGCAGAAAGAAAACTAGACGCAGTCAGAATCGAATAGTTTAGTTATACATTTATGGTTGAACCTTAAGAATAAAAAAATAAAAATGAAATGCTTTGAATGAATCTAGAAAGACATTATCAATACCAAATAAATAATGAACTCGAACACAACAATTTCAAGAGAAGGAAATAGATTAACAGGAGGCATTTATTCGCACGAAGACATAAGATACATATGTTGTTATTTTAAAGTGGTTCGAACAAGTTTTTCGAAAATATACAACATTCCTATTGATTGGAAAATGTGTGATTTTATTAACAATTTAAAAGGATATTGTTATCAAGACTTTCCAGGTGATGTATTAACCAGTAATAATATTGAATTTGTGTGTGTAGGTAATGAGCATTTGCAAGGACAAGCCGCGGAAGATGCTGATGCGTTGGACGAAGATGATATGGAAACCTTTTACGACAAATATATTTCAAGAAATGTATTTCCATCCTTTTACATTCGGAATAAAATTAATATACTTCCAGAGACAGATGCTGAGCGAAATCAACGAACCAGACAAGAAGAAGATGCCGCCTCTACCGAAGCTGAAAGAGCAAGAGAAGAACAAGAACAAAACATGATATGTATAATTTGCCTGGACGGAAATGTATCTAGGCTGCGTTTGACATGTAGTCATGAATTGTGTAGAACATGTTTTACCGCATGTTTAACTTATGGGGATCATAGATGTCCGCTTTGCAGAAGAAATACAGTATTTAGAGATATGGTTCATTAATGTCACGAGGGCAATAATGATGATAATGTGTTTAGTTGAATTATTAATTTTAATCATGATTTTTGATATGTTAGTTGTAAATAACAAAAGAGAGAAAAGCATTTTCATTTTTTTACCATAAAATCTTTCGTGCCAGATTATTTGCTGAATAAGGGTTGCGTTTCCAATTGCCGCGAATTTTCCCGCTACGCGTCAAATAATTGCGGCGGCGTTTCAAATCGCCATGTTTAGTGAAATCTTCATATCCAAGTTGTCCAAAATGAATCCATGTTTTCTTTCGTGGGTCATAAATATCATATTTTTTCTCTCTGTTAGAAGAGGGATATATTTTCGCAGTTTTACCAAAATAACGATATGCCATTTTTTGTGCGAGTTCAGGATTAGAATATTTTCTTAATTTTTTACTGAAATGCCGACTTCTTTTTTCCATGATAATATAATAGAAAAAATATTATATTATCGGTTAGATTATCTGAAACTTACAACTTAATTACATCCTAAACAGCAGAATTAAACAAACGATTCATGTTAATAATTTCAGGTTTTTCTGTATTACTTGTAAATAATTTCATAATTTGTTCATCATCGCGAAAGCGAACAGAATAATTTTGTTGTAGATTATTACGTCCAATTCGTCCCATTGCTTGAATAATTTTCTCTTGTGTCAAATTTAGATCTTTACTAATGTATCCATGACAGAACTGATAATTTGTTCCATAAATATAATCACTAGATGCTATAATAATATACAATTTTTGTTCATCCGCCATTTTTTTCATAATTTCGGTGTATGCAATATTTTCATGATTTGTAAAGACCCCAATACCCATAAGCAGCAAAACTTTCCAACTATCAGCTACACCTGTAAGCAACATAATTTCATTAATAAACTCTTCTTCAATATTGCTGGAAAATGCTCCTGTAACATCACAATCTTCAGCCCATTTTTTCAAATGTAGATTTTTATTTGGAATGAATGTTTCATTTAATGTTGCGGTTTTAATCATAGACCGAAGCATGTCAAGTTGTGTTTTGATTTTCCCTGCTTCAACTTGGCTTTCATTAGTTTGACTTCTATTACATTTATGGTCTTTTTTCTCTCCATCCCCCTCTTCTTCTTTTGCCTTGGAAGCATCATGGTCTTCCAAATCTTTTTCCAATACGCTAATTTTATCATTTATTCGGTTATTAAATTCTATTTTTTCCATAATGTCAGACATGACCTTGGCAGGAATATTTGCTTGTTGAATGCAGAATTTCGCAATTTTTTCAACATCATTCGATAAGAATATTGTTGGACCATCTGTCAATGTGTATGCGTCTTTTGTAGTCACAAATATGCCACAATTGCCGCTATTTGTTTCTCTCACATGAGGCAACACATTATATAAAGATGATGGTGATTGTTCACTAGACATTCGTGTCAACGATTGACCTGCATGTTTACTAGAACAAGAATCAGTTGCGGTCGTTGTCATTATGCCAGGACCAATGCTGCGACTTTTATGAATGCCTTTTGAATCAATAGAGTCATTTGGCACAATCCGTTTTTCTCTCGTATTTTTTAATGTGAGATAAATAGAACTCCATGTTCCTGAGATAATATTTTTCAACAATTTTAAATAATACAGTTTAATGTTTTTCATGTCAATGTCATCGATGGATGCGAAATTTCGCAAAATAGAATGTTTAGTAGACACATAATTACCTTTTTGTATAAAACTAATAAATCGAACAACTTCTTTCAAGTCAAAATATCGCAACAACGTCAAGTAATTTTCACAATGTTCCACAATCAATTTCATCTCATCATAATCTTCACTTAAAAAGTGTGGTAAAATGACATTCCCATTTTTATCAATAATAGGAATCGTTTTTTTACAGTCATGACTGACAATGTTATATACTTGTGAATTAGACGCACTAAATTTCAAAGTAAAATCATTCACGGTGTCTGTAAGTTCGTGTAATTTCGGCAATGTGGCAGAAGAGAGCACCATGTTTGGAATCAAATTTGAAGACCAATTTTCTTTTATAATAGCATGAAATGGATGTTCTGGATAATCCAAAGTAATTGTCGGTTCATCCCAATATGTTATCAAACTGCTTGGAGAATTAAAAGACAACATATAATACATCGCAGGAAGATATGATTTAATGTCGCAAATCATAATTTCAACCTTGTCTCCGACACTATTGTCTACTTTCCAAATTCCACCGCTTCTTTTATTTTTCGTGAATTCTTTTGCTGCGAAATAATGAAGACGAATGTCTGCCGCACTAGAACAACCAAACGCAAAAGCAACCTTTTTATTTACCGAAATGGCTGCTTTTGCCAATGCTAATCCCACATGTCTTGCTGCACAAACAAATATGATTTTATGTTGTTCAGATAAGCCGATTGGTGTCAACGTTTTACCTGTTCCAGTAGGAGCGATATATAAAATCAATTTTGCATCTGGATTTTTACAGACAGTAAATATTTCTTTTTGGTGTTCGTAGAGCATCATATCTCCATATTTCAACAAGTTATTATTTTTCTCAATATATTCCACCGCGTTTTCAATAATATTTGAAATGCTAATTAATGGTTCTAATTGTGTTAGAATCGTGTTTACAATTTCAATAACATGCCGATTTAACAAAGGAACACTGTTGCGTATTAATTTATACAAGGTATAATAATGAAACTCCATCTTTGAACTATGTTGCGAGGCATATTTTAATATTTTCTCAATGTGATCTAATAGCACATATTCGTAGATATTGTTTTTTTCAAGATTTTCTATTGTGTTTTTGCTAATGCGAATCAAGTCTGCTTTTTTTAATACAGGTTTTGTGTTGACGGTTAATATAATATATGTTGCACGATATTTTGTAATAAGGATTTTAATTTTATCAGCCAAATATTTATTAAATATATAATCTTCCATTGCAGAACTATATTCTATTTTTAGAAATGTGAAAATAGAATTGATTTTATTGTATTTTATATTGACATTTTCATTACCTTTCATAATCAATTTCAATACTTCGATTTCATTCGTCGAAACTGGCACTTCAATCGTTTCCCATTCGGATTTGGTGAGTTTGCGTTGAATGAGATCCATGATTTCAAGAATGTTGGTTGTTTTAATTGTGATGATTTATTTAAGCCGATTTTCCAAATCAATTTTTTATTATAAATATATCCCTGCTCCTCCTTACTGATTTAGTTTTCGGTTTATTCTCTGTTTGAATTATTACGAGTCTTCTTTTCTCTCTGTAAAATACTGTAAAATATCATCTTTAAATTCATGCGAAAAATGAGGCAACGGAACTAGTATGCCTGACAAATCATAACCAATATCTAATATAGGTGAATAAGAATGTTTCATTAATATTTTCCATCGTTCTGTGTAATTACGGTTTTTTTTAGAACCATGATAATAATGTCTAATGATGCCTGGAACATATCCCAATCGTAATTTGTTGGCTTTTTTTTGATAATTTAACATGCTGTTATTATAGTCTTGATTATAATGAGGGTTTGTCATGTTTCTACATTTATTGACAAGAGACAACGCCATAACACTGTCTCCTGAACCCAACACACCTTTATCATATAATCCGCCTATTTTTTCATAAGCCTTGCGTGTCATTGCCCAAGCATATCCCGGATGCCAATAATCTATTCCTTTTGTTGTAAATTCTTTGCATTTACTAAAACAATAACCAAAACTGTTAAACATGTTTAATGTTCCTTTTGTCTCATTCATATCTACACAGTGACTAAACAATTGAACAATATCCTTTGAACCATTTAATATTTTTAATGCATCCAACGCCCATGAATTAGATTCAAACTCAAGATCGGCATCAATCCAAGCAAACGCTTTATAGTTGTTAGGTAACAAATGTTTTACTCCTAAATTTATCATGTTTTCTTTGTGCCAAATTGGGGTATCGGTCTTGAGTTGTAAATGGGATTTATTCTTTTTATCTGTAACCATATATTTTTGTCCGGGATAAATCATTTCCACAATAAATAATTCTACATTTTCTTCTTCCTCTTCAATTCTTTTGACAAATTCTTTCATTAAAATGTATCTTTTTGCATATAAACATGGATTAGAAATAACAACAATGACATTTAATTTCTCTTCAATTGGATCGTTGTTATTAATTGCATGTTTAATATCATTTTTTTTATAATCGATGTTGTCAATTTCAATACCGTTAATTACTGTCATTAATACTATAAAATACAAAAAATACCAAATATAAACACAATTCCATACTAAATGAGATGGACCTTGAATTCATGTTTTTATTGGAGTTCACTTTATTACAACAACAGTTGAATATATTAGCAAGAACTGTTGTTGTAAAACCTCGAGGGAGACCATTAAAATATATTACGGATAAAGAGAGAAAAGATGCGAGAAAGGACACGAGAAAAATGCGAATAAATAATAAAAGAAAAAACAATTAAATTTTATAGACCAAATGCTAACCTTGTTTTCTTGTCCTATGACGACGACGACGACCTCTACCTCTTCTATAACTACTCCCACTATCAATATACTTATCACAATATTTTACACATGAGCCCGGTATTTGGTTTCTCGGACCGTAACAATATGGCATACAACTTAAAGGATTTGTTAAAATGGTGTTTGGGTTTTCACAGTGTCGTCCTTCAGTATAAAATCCGTGAACTTATACTAAATAAAATAATAAAAGAAATAATATATGTCAGTAAATATAGTAGTTCAATGTCCGCATTGTGGTGATTTTATTTTTATAGATCAATTAAATTGTCAAATATTTAGACATGGTGTCTACATTTCAAATGGAGAGCAAATAAATCCACACGCATCAAAAGAAGAATGTGATTCTCTCATAGAACGCAACATGATATATGGATGTTCTAAACCCTTTAAACTTGTGAAAACGAATAATGGGACATTTGTATCAGAAAAATGTAATTATATATAATGGAGATGTTTATGAAAGTGCAGATGAATGTAAAAAGAACGGACACGGAAAAATGACATACATTAGTGATTCCTAATAAGAATAACGGAAAATATATAATCTAATATGTTGTCTTCATTCAACACAAGCAAAAATTCATCTAGATAATGAGTATGCCATGCATTTCGATGGCTGCAGCAAATGCAATTAGGAAAAATCTGGGGCAGGAGCGGTGATTTTTAACAACGAAAAATAAGTATGGAGTTCATCTATTTTTGTTGGGGAAAAAGAAACAAATAATGTTGCGGAATATAGTGGTCTTATTTTGGGATTAAAACAAGCAATAAACATGAACGTTGGAAATCTAACTCTTTTAATGAGGGTTTCTCTCTGAATTATATTTCAACAAGTCTAATTGTTTTGATGTTGTTGGAAATTCGGAAGCACCATAAATGTCTTGGAGTAATAACCATTCAAACATCCCTCCGACATAAATATAAATGTTTGAAAAGCCTAGACCATGTAATTGTGCATATTTTTGATTTAATTTAGAATCACAACAATTTTTCCCATAAATAATAATCTTTATATTTTTATTCTTATTGTTCAAATGCTTATTAATAACTGTTTCTTCATCTGAAGCTAAAATTGTTGTTGGAATAAGACAATCTTGTTGATTTAACGGCAACGTATTTATTAATACATATCCGGTTGATGTTTTTATCATTTCTTGTATATTTTCAAAATTAACCTTTTGAAAAGATGCGTTATTTCCCATTATAACTTTATTCTGAATAAATTTTAATATAATAAAAATAAAATATATAAATAAATGGAAAAAGCAGATGAAGTAATATTAACAGTACAAGAAATAAATGAAGCAATTGAAAGAGGGATTAAAGAGCATAATTTGATATTAGTCAAGCAATTAGAAAACGATAAAACATGTCAAATCAGGCATAATGATGTGTAAACAATTCTCCGTGACATATTTATACATTCTATAAATTTACAACCGGTGTTTTTTGCGAATGCTCAACCGTTGTTTTTTGCGAATGCTCAACCGTTGTTTTTTGCGAATGCTCAACCGGTGTTTTTTGCGAATGCTTAACCGGTGTTTTTTGCGAATGCTCAATCGGTGTTTTTTGCGAATGTTATTAGATTTGTTTTTTTTTGTTCTTTTTCCTCCATGTCCTAGTGATGCAAGGTAATCGTCAACCATTATTGTCTTTGCCTGACCAATTATTCTAAATACTTTCAGTGCATTTTCTTCGTTTACTGTGCCCGAGCTTTTATCTGGATGTACCAATAAAGACATTTTTTTCCATTTTTTTTCACATCCTTTCGGATCATTAGAATTACACATCAATATGTTTTTGGCCATAGTTTCTGGCTCTGGCCACCGTTGCGAAGGAGTGTCTATCGGAATCGGTGGGTGATGATTTCTAAATAAGTCTAAAATTCTATTTAGTTCAATTTCAATTCGTGTTGCTGCTTGTGTTGCTGCTTGTGATGCTGCTTGTCGTGGTGGTGGTGGTGGTGGTGGTGGTGGTGGTGGTGGTGGTGGTGGTTGTGATTGTCGTGGTGGTGGTGGTGGTGGTGGTGGTGGTTGTCGTGGTGGTGGTTGTCGTGGTGGTGGTTGTGATTGTCGTCTTTGGTCTTCTTCTGCTTGTCGTCTTTGTTCTTCTGCTTGTCGTCTTTGTTCTTCTGCTTGTCGTCTTTGGTCTTCTTCTGCTTGTCGTCTTTGGTCTTCTTCTGCTTGTTGTCTTTGTTCTTCTGCTTGTCGTCTTTGTTCTTCTGCTTGTCGTCTTTGTTGTTCTTCTTCTGCTTGTTGTCTTTGTTGTTCTTCTTCTGCTTGTTGTCTTTGTTGTTCTTCTTCTGCTTGTTGTCTTTGTTGTTGTTCTGCTTGTCGTCGTGCTTCTTCTGCTTGTCGTCGTCGTTCTCTATATTGGTTTCGTTCTTCTGATTCTTTTAGGCGTCGTTCTTGTGCACTTATTTCTTGATTGCGTCGTCGTATTTGTGATTTCTCATGATAGATGGCTCGTGTCTTCATTACATCATCTTCTTGAAAACGAAAAAAATGTCCATGATGAGAGCTTAAATAATCTCTTAATTGTCTTTGATAATCAAGTGCCTTATTAATGTTTTGTTCTACACTTGCATGACGTTTTTGTTCTTTAGTTTGTTCCCAAAGTTGTTGTGTTTCTTGGCGATTTAGTTCTTCCTGACTATATATGTTATCGTTGCGTCGTTCATTTAACTGACGTAAATTTTCTGCCTGATGTCGTAGTTCTGTTTCATGATATTCATTTTCATAACGTTGTTCGTTTGATAAGTATATATCTTCTGGGGATAATATTTTTTCATAATATTGTTCCATTGCTCTTTGTCCCGTTTGTCGCTTCAGTTCTGCTTCTTCTGCTTCTTGTGCTTGGCGTTGTCGTTGGTATTCGTTGAGTGGTATTTCTGCTTCTTGTGCTTCTTCTGCTTGGCGTTGTCGTTTGTATGTATGTTGTTGTGGAATTGGGGTTTCTATGTTTGCAGTTCGTGGTGTATTAAGTTCACGCAATCGCGATCGCAGTTTTTGTTTTGATTTTTCAGATCGTTCTTCTTCATCAAGTTTGTGTTGTTTCTTTTGCAGGTCTTCTTGTCTATATCTTTCGAGTGTTTGTTCATGCAATTGATCATGTCTCTCTTTGCGTTGTTTCACATAATTCTCATCCTTTTGCCGCTCTTCTTCTCTATATCTTTCGAGCATTTGTTCTGCTTCTCTCTCTTTTCTTTCTCTTTTTTTTGTTTGAGAAGTGTCTAAATTATTTGAGTTTCCAAAAATGTTCATACATTATAAACATTTTTAAATATAAAATTAATGAAATTCAACAACAATTTCCACCTTTTCTTTTTTTATGCTTTTCGTTGCTGAAATAGACAATTCTTCTCTCTTTTTCCGTGTTTTGGAGTTGTCTACATTTTCCTTTCTTTTCGATGTGCTATTACGACAATTCATATCTTTTTCAATTTCGTCATAATGTTGTTCAATATAATCGATGACTTTATTTTCAAGTGCCCATTTAAAAAAGTTCAATTGCCCGATGGTTGTTTCAATGCTGCTGCCATTTTTATATGGAATGTTAATGCGTTCCCAACGACAAAAAGGGTCTAATCGTTTTTTAGAATATGCTTTCAATTTCAATTTATAATCAACATATACTTTAAATCTTCGTCCATTTTCAGTATCATCGTCAATTGTATAAAGAGTATAATATTTTTTCGCATAATTTGTAGCAAACCAATCAACGATGCGGAGAGAAATCATGGATTCTCCTGTAATAATTTTCAACATTCGTGACAAATTTTCTTCATTCTTATAAAACTGAATGAGGTTATTTAATAATAAATTGTTCTGAGTTATAAATGTGGAATTAATTATATTCATGATTAATTTAGTTTATTTATTTTATTTAAATCCTTATTTTTCATTTTATTATTTTTCATTTGTCAATTTTGTCCCTTGGGGTTTCAAAAAAGTATCGATGTCTTCTGAAAAATTATTATTTGGCATAAAAGGATTCATGTTTGTTCTTGGAAGTATGTCTCGTTCAGACAATTTATGTTCAATTTCTTCTCTCTTATTATGAGAATTCGAATTTAATGTTTCCCAACTATGTTCGTCGTGATTTAAAGCTGCTAAATATGCGGTTGACTCAACATTACTATTATTGTTACTGTTATTGTTACTGTTATTGTTACTGTTACTATTGCGTTTGCTTCGTTCATATGTTTCACCAAAACTCCATTTGAAATGTTTCTCCATAATATATTTATTCTAAAGTTTTTCTCGATTTTCACGATTTTACAAGTTTTAATTGTTTTGTAAATAAATATTTTTCACTTGATTGAATTCTTCTTTTCAAGTTACATTCTAAACAACATAATACAACGTTGGTCTGTGTGTGTCCGAGAGAATTATCAATTCTATCAAGTGTCCATTGTTGAGAATCTCTAACAATTTTATATAATAATTTCATATGTTGAAAACAATAATAACAATTTAATTTACATTCAATTAATTTCTCCATTACTTGATGAATCTGTATTATTTCTGTTTTATTATATATACTTTTTTTAATGTCTTGTTGCTTATATCCTGAAATTTTTCTCTCTATTTCTTTCATAATAATGTCAGGTAATTCATTTAATAATAATAATTCAAATTGTTTATCAAATTCAAACAACGTAGGACAAATATCCTTATTTAAAAGGCAGATTCGTTCTTTGTTTACTTCTTGTTGTTTTGTTGCCTTTTTTATTTGATATTTATTATTTTGTCCAGTAATTACTATTTTTTTTGGATCTTTTTTTTCTTCTTCTTTTTCAAACATATAATATAAAAGAGGTTAAACTCAACGCTTTATATTATATAATGGAAGAACATAAAACCGAAGAATGTGCAGAATTGAAAAACCTTAAATACAAGACGATGCTTTTAAGTGGTGTTCCAATTAAAGAAACAAAATCATCAGGCAATTTATCAAGTTTGGAACTTTTTTTGGAAAGTGAAAAAAATACAAATAGTAATGGTCCATGGTGTAAATTAGACAGGACTGTAAAAATTCAAAAAATTTCTCTTTATGTTTCTAAATATAAACTTGAACATGATTTGTCTGAAGAAGAAGAAAGGTTATTAATGATCTTTATGAAAGACTGTTTAGAGAGAAAAAAACTACAAAAAGTAAAAGATGTTATTTATGATAAAGAAACCGGACAAATTAAAGAAATACCTTCGTTGTCTTATAATAAACAAACCAAACATTTTACATTAAAGAATCTAGAAAAACGCATTTCAACATTAAAAAGTTTACCTGCTGCTAAAAATTCGGGGACAATTAAAAATAGTAAACATTCAATTGTGGCAACTGTGGCAACTGTGGCAACTGTGGCAACCGTAAATTAAATTCTTCAAGGGTTTAAATAAATAAGCAATATTTATATAATGGAACAAATATCTCATTATATAAATGAAATAAAGAACATTCAAGTTGATATGCGGAAATTGTTTTATCAAGATGAAGAACTATATAACGATGTTATTTCGAATGAAGAACATATGCCAGATAACAAAGATATTATAGACATATTGGAATGCATGAATGAATATATTAATGAAAATCCGAAATTAATTTCAGAACCCAATTTTAATGAAATTTTTTTACAAGACATGAATACGATTTTTCCATGTTGTGAAATAATAGAAGAAATCATCGATTTATTTCATATTTTATTTTTTCCAAAAAGGTCAGAACATCCAGATCAACAAAATGAATCAGATCAACAAAATGAATCAGTCATTAAAGAAAAAATAGATTATTTACACTCACAGCCACAACATGCTCAGAGAACTCCAGAATGGTATAATTTTCGTAACAATTTAATTACAGCAAGTAACGCATATAAAATTTTTGAAACAACCGCAACAAGAAATCAAATAATTTATGAAAAATGCGTTGCATTTAACAAAGGGGAAACAAACATAGAAGACATTTCTACACCACATATAAATACAGAATCATCTCTTCATTGGGGGCAAAAATATGAGCCCGTCTCTGTGCTTGTTTACGAAAAAATGGTTAAAACAAAGATTGAAGAATTCGGATGTATAAAACACCCAAAGTATGAGTTTTTAGGTGCATCGCCTGATGGAATTATCACAAATCCAACTTCTCCAAAATATGGAAGAATGCTTGAAATTAAAAATATAGTCAATCGCGAAATAGATGGAATACCTAAAAAGGAGTATTGGATACAAATGCAGCTTCAAATGGAGGTGTGTGGTTTAAATGAATGTGATTTTTTAGAGACACAATTCATCGAATATGAAAATGAAACTGACTTTATAAATGATTATGAAATAGACACGGAAACGAACCATTTTACGCAAACAAATAATGGTGAATTGAAAGGAATCATCATGTATTTTTCTAAAGAAGGCATTCCAATTTATATTTATAAACCATTAGACATGAATAAGAGAGAGTTTGATGTCTTTGAAAATGAACAAATGAAAGCGAACGCAACTGAACTCACCTGGATTAAAAACATATACTGGAAATTGAAAACGTATAGTTGTGTTCTTGTAAAAAGAAATCGTCTTTGGTTTCAAGATAATATTTCAGAAATTCAAGATATATGGAATATTATAAAGAGAGAAAGAACTGGCGATTATTCACATCGTGCTCCAAAAAGAAGGATAACTATGAATGTTCCCGCATTAGCAGTCGAATCTGAATCTAAATGTTTGATTTCTATAAACGGAGGAAAAACAACCATCATTTCTCTCGTAAAAGAAGAATAAATGAAATGAATAAGCAACAAAAATAATAAATTAATACAATTTATTTCCGGCATCATGTTTGAGGCGTAGTGTAATAATTTATTCGCAATCCGCGATTGTCTTCAACAAGAGGTAGAATTGTTGAAATATTAGATTTGGATTGATGTTCTTTATATAATGCACCACAAAATTCAGCAGGTATACATTGTCCATCATCTGGATTATTCGGATATTTCAAATTATTCGTGATTTGTTCGTATGATCCGACTTCAAAAATAGGATAATGCCACCAAATGTCATGTCCACTATTTTTTGATACACCGGCCTTAGTGTTAACAGGATACACATCTTCTAATAATACATTATTCACAGAAGCAGGATATATTCCACTTCCTAAATTATCATAATTTTCTTTATTTGAAGCAGAATAGAATAATACACTCATCATAAAAAGTAAAATTATGGTTAATACATATTTATTCATATATTAAATAATATAAAATAATGCCATGATATTATTTATTTGTATGGAAATAAATAATATGCGAGTAATCAAACGAAACGGTGAATTAGAAGAAATCGCGTTTGATAAAATTTTAAATCGTATTAAAAAAATTGGATTGGAAGCAAACCTTAATGTAAACTATTCTTCTTTAACAATGAAAGTGATTGACCAATTATATGACAAAATTCATACAACAAAAATCGACGAATTAACAGCAGACCATTGCATTTCTCTCTCTACCCATCACCCAGATTATGCAACGTTAGCTGGAAGAATACTGGTTTCAAATCATCAAAAAAATACTACTCCTTCATTTAGTGAAGCGATGAAACAATTATATTATTTTTATGATGTGCATGATGCACATTCTCCTATTATTTCTCAAGAATTGTGGGAAACGGTTTCAAACAATCGCGAAATATTCGATGAAATGGTATGTCATGAGAGAGATTATTTAATTGATTTTTTCGGATTTAAAACACTTGAACGTGCTTATTTATACAGTATTAATAATATTATTGTAGAACGACCTCAATATATGTGGTTGAGAGTTGCTATTGGAATACACGGTAAAAATATAGATGACATTAAAGAAACATATGATTTAATGTCTCAAAAATATTTTACTCATGCAACCCCCACGTTGTTTAATGCTGGTAGTCCAAGACCTCAATTAAGTTCTTGTTTTTTACAAGCAATGGAAAATGATAGTGTAGATGGAATTTATAACACATTAAAAGAATGTGCACAAATATCTAAATATTCTGGTGGAATTGGACTTCATATTCACAATATTCGTTGTAAAGATTCACATATTCGTGGGACAAATGGCAAAACAGATGGCATAGTTCCTATGTTAAAAGTGTTTAACAGTACAGCTCGTTATATAAACCAATGTTTTGCACCAGAAACGATTGTCTATTCTAAAGATGGTCCCAAACAAATGAAGGACATTACCACGTTGGATGAATTGATTACACTTGACGGAACATTCAAACGCGTAAATAAAATTATAATAAATAAAGTACAAAAAGAGATTCTTGAAATAGAAACAGTAAACTCACTGTTTCCGGTGAGAGTCACCAAAGAACATGAAATATATACCATTAATCATGAAACTCGAAATGAAGCCGGACAATTTACGCCATCTTTTCTCTCTGCGGGTTGTTTAAAAGAAGACAATTTAATTGGATTTCCTATTCCATCTTATGTGAATGAAACATATGTTATTTCTAATATAGATTTTTATGATTCTTATGGAATGTTAATAGGAAACCAAGAAAAAACGATGACTTCACATTATCTTCATTTATCTCAAGAAAAGACATTAAAATTGATCATTGGAATATTTAAAAGCAGTAATTTTAACGTACAAAAAAACACCTATTCATCTATGAATTCACAATTACTATTTCAAATAAAATATTTACTGTTAAAATTAGGAATTTTAACAACTTCATCACATGAATTCGAAATAACTGTTCCAGAAGAATATCAACTTCAAGTAAAGACTACAACTACATCTAACAACCTTTTATGGAGTCCAATTACAAAAATTACTAAAATAAAATATGAAGGAGATGTGTATGATTTCAACATGATTGACAATCATAATTATTTAACAGACATGGGGTTAGTTCACAATTCAGGCAAACGCAACGGCAGCTTTGCCGTTTATCTTGAACCATGGCATGGAGACGTTGAAAGTTTTCTTGAAATGAGAAAAAATCATGGGGATGAAGAGATGAAGGCAAGAGATCTATTTTATGCGTTATGGGTTCCCGACTTGTTTATGGAACGAATTAAAGAAAATAAAAAATGGTCTCTCTTTTGCCCGGATGAATGTCCGGGGTTGTCTGATGTATATGGAGACAAATTCAAAAAATTATATGAAACATATGAATTATCCGGCAAAGCTCGTAAAACGATGGATGCTCGTGATTTATGGTTTAAAGTATTGGACGCTCAAATGGAAACAGGCACTCCATATTTATTATATAAAGATGCTGCGAATATGAAAAGCAATCAAAAAAATATTGGCACGATTAAATCCAGCAATTTATGCACCGAAATTATACAGGTTTCAGATGACAAAGAAACTTCAGTGTGTAATTTAGCAAGTATTGGGTTGCCTACGTGTGTGAATAAGATAACTCGTGAGTTTGATTATGATAAATTACATGCGGTGACAAAAGTAATAACAAATAATTTGAATAAAATCATAGATATTAATTATTATCCAACCCCGAAATCACAACGAAGCAATTTGCTGAATCGCCCGATTGGTATAGGTGTCCAAGGACTTGCAGATGTATTTATGATGATGAACATTCCATTTCACGGTGATGCAGCAAAAAAGATAAACATTCTAATATTTGAAACTATGTATCATGCTGCTTTGGAAAAAAGCAACGAAATTGCGATTGATAGGAATCATAAATTGAAAAAATTTCATGCTTATTTTAATAATATGAAAACGGTCAGCATTAATAAAGCAGAAGAATATGTAAAAACGACGGATTTACGATTTGAACATCTAGATGAATTAAAACCAGTATATGGAGAAATGAACATTTTATCAAATGAGCGATGTGGAGCATACAGTTCATTTGAAGGTTCTCCTGCATCACTCGGATATCTTCAATTTGACATGTGGAATGTTGTGCCTTTGTCAAATAGATATGATTGGACATGTTTAAAACAATCTATAAGAAGATTCGGATTGAGAAATTCTCTCTTGTTGGCACCGATGCCGACAGCTAGTACATCACAAATATTAGGGTTTAATGAATGTTTTGAACCAATTACTAGCAACATTTATAGTAGAAGTACATTAGCAGGTGAATTTATTCTAGCAAATAAATATTTAATGAATGATTTGATTGATCTTGGATTATGGAATGAAAAAATCAAAGACAATATTATAGCAAATAAAGGAAGTATTCAACAATTGACGGTGTTGCCACAACATATACGCGATAAATATAAAATTGTATGGGAAATACCAATGAAGCATATTATAGACATGTCGGCAGATAGAGGTGCGTATGTTTGTCAAAGCCAGAGTTTAAATCTCTGGTTAGAAGACCCCAATTATAACACATTAACATCCATGCATTTTTATTCTTGGAAAAGAGGATTGAAAACAGGAATTTATTATTTAAGACGAAAAGCAAAACATCAAGCACAACAATTTTCTATTGAACCAGAGAGAAAACAAGAAGATGAAAATAAGCACGACGAAATATGTGAGATGTGTTCTGCGTAATAATGTATGATTACAACCATTATT